GCACTTCTCGCGAAGTGTTTCGCTAAGAGAGCCGCGTTGGTCGCCCGCGGGGTCAATTTTGGACTGGCAGCAACCTCAGCCTGGTTGGAATACAGATTTGGGTGGAGACCCATTCTGCAGGACATCCAGGGCATTTGGAAAGCTTACCAGAACAATTTGACTTCCGTGGAAAAACCAGTGCGGAAAGTAGCCCGGGCCTCCGATAATGACATTAAATGGCTTTCGTCAAATAATGTAGATACTCGTGCCCAACCAGGGTTCACCGGGGTAACCCTGAGATCGGACTATACCCATACAACAAAAGTCACTGCTGGCGTAATTTACCAATTACGCGACCTTGACTTCGAAGATGCTACGCTACGTAGGATGGGCTTGCGCCTGTCTGATGTGCCTGCATCCGTATGGGAACTAGTTCCTTTCTCATTCGTTGTCGATAGGTTTCTGGATGTGGGAGTATGGCTAAATGCTATACAACCACGACCCGGAGTCAACATTCTTGGTTCGTGGACAACCACCGTTGCAAAGCGTCTCAACACCCATAAAGTGATGGACGCCTACGTGATGGTTGGGACTCCACTTGTCAAGCTTGCTGACCCCGGCGGGACGTATTCCGAAGAATTTTGGGATACAACCCGCGTTGCCAACCCGACAATACCCTCGCTCCCCACGGTTAACTACCGTGATCTCAACCTGTCCCAGCAAATTGACCATGCGGCATTAATTGTCGCAAAACTCAAAGGGCTTTGGGTCAGATCTTAACAGAGGAAAATATGGGCCTGAAAAACATGTCCATCAACACCGGCACGACGCTTAGCGCCACCGGTGGCACCGCCAAAGTCTTCGCAGACGATGGTGTGACCATTCAAAATGGCGTGCATTGCACTGTCCCGGCAACTGCTGACTATCGCGTTCGTGAGAGCGCGACCTGGAAGTACAAGCCGCCGACGCTACTGCCCACTGGTGTCTACACGCGGGACAAGAAGAGTGTTTCTTTGAACATTCCTCAAATCCTTGCGAGTGGTGCCATTGTCAACAACGTCATCCGGATCGAACGTGAAGTTCACCCGGAGATGTCTGCGGCAAATGCGACGGATCTCAACAAACTGGCAGCTCAGCTGCTGTTTGACTCGGATGCGGACAATTTCTGGGCTGCTGGCTCACTGAGCTAAGGCGTAGCTTTATGTAGAGGACAACAAAACTCCTCTGCATGATTACTACGTACAACTTTGTGAGGCCAACATGGAAATCTGGAAAGCAATTCTGGCAATTTTGGGTCTGATCATAGCGCTTTTCTGCGTTATTTTCTTCCTGAAGTTGTCGAATGTCGCTTTACAGCAAATCGTTCCTTGGGGGACTTTGTCTCCCTCGGAAACCCAAGAAAGCATTGCACCGCCCCCGCAAGGGGGCTCTCCGTAGCAGAAATTCTTCTGTTGCGGTCTTCTTTACTTGTAAGACCATTCAAGGAAGATCATGGATCACACTTTCGTGTATGACGAATTTGCTTGGAAACTTGCAGATTCACTTCTCGAAGACTTCAAACCCTTTCTCTCTTCGTCGTTTTACGACGCTGCAAGGTCAGCTTTTGCTGACCGCAACGTGGAATTGATGAGAGAGTTATCGTGCGGTACTGTTGATTCCCATCAACCATACCAACTGAAACTTCAGCGGCAGATCACTGATCTGTTTAAGAAGTTTTCGTTTCACCATGACCTCTACACTCCGGACGAACTCAGGGATTCCTCCATAAAGAAATTTATGGAGAACCAAGAGCGTCTGTCGAACTTCCGCATTGATGAGACTCCTCTTGTAAAAGAGATTCTTTTTTCAGCGCGGGGGTATGTAGACCAGATACTGGGAGACTTCTCCCAACTGGAAATCATGGATCGAGCAACGTTTGGCAAGAAGTCATCCGTTGGGATATCCATGCGTAAAGCCTGTGAAGGCGCACGCTATGAGGCCCCTATAACGGGTTCGCGAGACTTGATTACGTGGTTTGACAAGATGTACTCGTCTTGGAATCGACCTGCATATTTATATGCTCAGTCGAGGGCAGCGCTTCTCAAGAAGCCACCCTACCGCGAAATCGGCTCGCTCGAGGCTGTTCTTGTCGATAAGACCTGGAAATCGCTAAGAATGATTTGTCCTAACACTACCTTGGGTACGCTGTACTCAAGTGGTGTAGGCAAAACAATCGAAGCGCGTCTCAGAGCTTATGGTTACGACATCAAGCACCTTCAACCGGTGCATGGTGAACTAGCCAGGTTCGGGTCGATCACGGGTTCTCTCGTGACGGCCGATCAGTCAATGGCCAGTGATAATATCACTGTTCAACTGATAGACAGAATCTTTCCTCGCCCGTGGGCTTCCGCCCTTAAGCTTGGAAGGATTTCGGAAATGCGCCTATATGGTTTGACGTTGGAAACTCCAACGTTTTCCACAATGGGCATTGGTTTTACATTTCCGCTCCAGACTCTTGTTTTCCTGTCTTTATTGTTAGCAATCAGGGATTACTGCAAGCTCGACGAGCAAACGGTGATCTCAGTCTTCGGTGATGATCTCATCTATGATGAGAAAATGCACTCTATAGTTATGAGTGTCTTTCCTTCCTTAGGTTTGGTCATTAATGCCGATAAGACATTTGCTGACGGTAATTTCAGGGAATCCTGTGGATTTGACTATTTCCACGGGTACGACGTACGCCCCTTCCATCTCGGGAGGGCGTCGGGTCAAAGCGCTGGGAAGCGCCGAGCTGAGTCTTATCTCTATAAAACCTTCAACGGCTTGCGCCGTAGGTGGGGAATATTAGAGATACCTCTGACATTCCAGATGGTCTTGAGCGAAATTCGCTCAGTTAGAAAGCAGGAGCCTTTAACGGTTCCTACTGACTATCCTGACACGTCTGGGTGTAAGCTTGACTCGGAGGACTCTGATTTACTCGGTTACGAGCTGAGGAGGAAACGGGACATACACGGAACTTATCGTTTCAGGTATCTGGCTTTCGAGCCAGACCTTCGACTTGAGGACCGTCATGAACCGTATCTTTTCGCAACTCTTAATCGGGCTTCTTCAGAAGTCCCTCTTCCGTTCCCCGTTAGGGGAGTGGGTCAAGTCCTTGAAGAGAAAACTGCAGTCTTTACGACTGTAGATGACTCTTCAAAGCAGAGAACGCCCAGAAGTAAAACTTCCGGGCGTAGAACTCGTCCTCAGCTCACCTTGATCTCTGAACAAGATCTTGGCAGATACCGAG